ACATTCTTTTCTTTTTTTTCATGACTTTTTCAGAAAACCAATCTCCCCAATCGTCTGGATAATCAGAAATGCTCAAAGTTAGACAATACTTAGATGCGCTCAATAGTTGACCTGATACATATTCGTCATCGTGATCCCATCCGTGTTTTTCAATTTGTTCTTTTCTTTCTTCTGTGATCAAATCGATTCCTGTTTTCATGTTAAATAAATTTAAGAATATAAGTTTCAAAATCTTCGAGTGAAATGTCTTTTAAGAACGTATTAACGATCTTGCCTGTGCAAAGGTGATAAATCCTGTTAAACTCTACGTCGTCCATAGATTTGAAGCTAATTGATTTCGGAATTAATATTAACTCACCTTTCATTGTAATGTGAGTATCGACTTGACCAATTAAAATCATCAACTCTTTGCGTAAATATTCAATGTTTCGAAGTTTGTCATATTCCGGATCTTCTGGCAATAAATAAATAGTCCGGTTGAGTAGCGCAAAGAATCTTCGATGGTTAGTTACGTTTCGTTCTTTCCATGTTTCAATCTCGCAATAGTCACCGTCTTTCAATTTTAACCAGTTTTTAAAGTCCTCATCGGTTTCATGTGAAAGAGCGTTTTTGTCTAAAACCTTGCAATGGAATTTCATTTATAAATCAATGTTAATTGACTGCCAGCCTCTATTTCAAAAACAAGTTTCGTCGAATTGTCCTTAAAACTGTCTGGGAATAAATATCCGCGATAAACCATTACTGAGCCCGGACCAACATCTTTCATTTCCTGCCTTATTTCATTTACAAACACTATTGATCCTTCTCTTTTTGGGTCCGCCGTGAAATACGTAGATGATTCGCCCCATCCTTTTTCTATTGAAAATATTTCTTTCATCTGTAAATTGTTGTTTTATCGTTTAATTTAATCGCTTTAAGTTTACTTAAGTCCGGAGATGTTATTCCGGATTCTTTTAATTTTTGGCTGTCATTACCGTTGAGCTTGCTTAACTTTGAATGACTGCCAGGTGATTGTTTTTCGGGATTCATTTACGTTCAATTACTGAATTAATGTATTCTTCATGTGATATTCTCGTATCTAATAATTCACCGGTTAATTTTCGATACATCATTCTTTCCTGATCGTAAATAATAAATCTGTGCGCTGTACTGTGATCTTCGTCGGTAACGTGAATGACGTCCCTATAATGATCTTTATTATATGACCAATGATGTTTTTCAACTCCTTCGATTGTAGGTAAATGACCGCTCGCGCATTTAGCAGCATACTTTTCAGGGTACCTTTTGTAATATTTATCCATGGATATTTTTTTCACTTCTGGTGATGGTTTATGCTTTTCAAGATAATTTAAACGATAATATTTTTCTCTGTGTCGTTCCCTTTCTTTATCTAATCCTTCAGGTGTAGAAGTTGTGATATCAGATCGTTTTTTCGTGTCTATCTTAGTGCATTTTTTGCACTTACCTAAATGACCGTCACCCATTGCGGGATGCTTATAATATTCAGATAAGTTTTTTAACTCTCCACATTTAAAGCAAATCTTTGTTCTTTCCATCTTATTAATTTAAATGAATAATCACAAAGATAAGCATTAAAATGGTAATTGCAAATAAATTTACCTTTTTAAAATGGCAAATCTTGTTCGTCCCCTTCGTTGGATATCGGTTGCCGTGAATCAAATTGCGCCGGTTCGTTTTGTTTGCCGGTTGCATCAACCCTAAATGAAGTTAGATTTGTGAAGTATTTGCCCTGATATTCGCGCGATTTAATATTAAATGATACGTTTACTTCATTACCTACCTTAACGCGGTTAAAAAGGTCTGATTTGTCATTAAAGGACGTGAAGCAAATCTCTTCTGGATATTGTCCTTCGCTTTCCTTAATTACAAAGTCTCTTTTGTGCCAATCGCCTTTCGATGACGTGCCGGTAATTTCCGGTAAAATTGCAGTAATTGTTCCTTTTGATGTAAACATGATTTTATCTTTTTATTTTTTCGATTAATTGTTTTACCTCTTCAATGCTTGTAATTAGCTTCTCTTTTAACTCTTCAAGTATTAACTCATCCCTTTCTACTCTTATGAGTATTTGTTTCAAATTAGGGCTTGAAAATGGCATATAGTCTATAAAATCCCATCCGGTACAAAGTAGTTGCCCGTGAATCTGCCAAAAGTATGATTTAGGAATCTTTTTAGTTTCCAGGTATTCGTGATAAACTTGAAAAGACGGGCATTTAAATTCACACCCTCCATTTATTCCGACTATTTTTCTGTCAGGACTTGCGCCGGTAAATTCATCATACTCGTAAAATCCAGCATTTTCAAGAAAGGTAAAAGTTTCGTTTTCATAATTTTCACATGCCAAAGGTTCTTTTTCGTGGCCCCGTTGCATCCATTTGTTATTATAAAACTCTTCGCTTTCATCTGTTACTCTTTCGTAAGCTACTTTTATAATTGCATCCTGATAACCTTTCGTAGTTTTTGCCATAAACAAATCGGAAAATGTTGAGGCGGTAAATTTTCCACGCCTCAACGAATCCCAATCTTCTGAATTTTGATCTGTGTCGTAATGTTTAATCATTGTTCAGCTTCAAATAAAAGTTCTTTTTTAACGTCTGCAATATCGTAACGATCTTCAATTACTGTAATTGATTTGCCGTCTTTTAGTGCTTGAAGTGCATTTTTCCACGCTGGCATATCTTTAGTTAATTTTGGTTTTGCTGCTGATGGTTGTGTATCGCGTATTCTTAACCCCTCAACTATATCGCTGCCAAACTTCACTTTTGCATCAACGTAAATCCTAACCGGAATATTATTCCAATCTTCAAGATGCTGATGATTACCGGCAAACTTTTTGATTAGTTTTGAATTGGTGACGTTTAGAATCATTGGCTTAATATCCTTTTCTTTAAATATCGCTACGTTGCAAAACTTTTTACCTGATGCTGTTATACATTCTTTGTAAACTACTTTTTCAATAGTTAAAATGACATCTTTGTCGTCAATGTCTGCCGCACTCAAATAGTCGGACTTAAATGCTTTTTTCCAATGTGTTTTCGTTTCCATTTTTATCGTTTTTAAAGTGTAGTAAAGATACAAAATTAATTGCTAACTTTGTATCTTTTAATTATTTATTTATTCTGAATCTTCGTCATTATCGCACTTATCAGCATCCATATCTGCCTGTGATGGTTCGTTATCGGGTTCGTACATTCCATCTGGCGAATCATAATCGTAGCGTGCATATTTCATGATAAAACCTCCTCTAATTCATTAATGAAAGTTCTATAACATCCTATTTTAACAGTCAATCGCTTTATAGTATCTTCGTCTTTTTCGTTAAGACCGTCAAGCATGAACAATACCGTTTTTAACCTAATCTTGTAGGTTTTCAGTAACTCGTCTAAAGGTTGTTTTTCCATTTTCGTATCGTTTTTAAATTGTACTTCAAAGATAAGCTAAATGATAATCGGTATTACAAAACATGTTTTTAAACATGTTTAGAATTAAAGTTCTGAATCCATTCCGCATCCTTCAAATTGATCAAACTCATTTTCTTCGGGTAATTCTTAGCCGCACCAGCTACATTTACCGGAAATTAACGCTTTCTGATCGGGTTCATCTCCGCATTTTCTACATTTAATTTCGCTCATCTCAATATCGTTTTTAAAGTTCTGACTGCCTCCGATCAAATTCCTGTATGACCGGAGGCATGTAACAAAAAAAGGTGTCTGTATCGCTATGATAGGCTAAGAAAACCAGACTATAACAAATCGGAGGCTCAACTAAACCTCGGATGTTTTAATGCTTGCGTTGATACAAATCAGCATTACCCAGCTCCCTGTGTTTGTATCTTGTTTCAAGTTCGTTATCGCGCTTTTCTTTAGCTTCAAAATAGCGAAGTAGTAAATAACCTAATCCGGTTAATAAAGCAAGTAAAATAACTGATAGCAATATCCCTATCGAAATTTCAGGGCCGAACAAATATTGTAATTCTGTTTTCATTTTGAGTCGTTTTTAGGTAAAATTAGCGAACTGATTAAAATTGATAGTATTCCGGCAAGTACGATTATTTCCCACATGGTTATCGTTTTAAACTGTTTAACATTGTTTCTTTCATCTTATACATCCCACCGTTTAAAGTGATGATTTTAGGGTATTCGTACATAGTAAATTTCAATTTCTTTTCACCTTTTGGAAGTGGCTTACGTCCTGCTTTTTCGGAAGTTGTGCCGTCAAGTTTGATTTTTGAATAGCTCATTTTATTTTTATATTTAATAATTATTTTAGTTCTATTGGTCTCCAATGAGAAACTTGTCCATCTCCTGCTTCTTTTGCGTCGTATCTGATACCGTTAAAACATTTACCTTCAAAATCATACCTTTCGAGCATATAATTATCAAAACTGTTTTTAGTTATTACTAACTCACTAAATCCATTACTATTTTCTTCTGGTAATTCTTTATTAATAGAAATAAACTTTTGAGCAAATCTAATTCCTTCGCTAAATGCACCCTTTTCTGCATTTAAAATATATTGTAATCTTACGGGATATATATCGCTACTTTCAGAATTAGGGTATCTGTTGTATATTTCTTCTGTGATTGTTTTCATCTGATCCTTTTTTGTATTTTAAATATTCGAATGCTCGTTTTGTCATTTCTACCGAATTAGTGGGGAGTGTCGTATAATTAGATCCCAACCAATATTGGAAATGGCATAAATCTCTTAATTGTTTGTGTGTCATTTTATTTGCCCGATCCCGATAGCGCAGGGTTAAAATTAATTAAGAAATTGATCCGTTTTCGTACATATCCTGTACAAACATTGGGGAAATATACAAACTGTCTGCCAGTTTTATTATCCTTCGCTTTTCTTCGATTGTTAGCTTACTCCAATCTCTTTTTTCAGTTTTCTTTTTCATTTTACAATAGTTGTTAAATAATCCCGTCTTTCTTTCAGTGATTCAACCCATGATAAATGCTCTTCTCCGAATACATAACCGGATGCGGTATTCATTTTAATAGTCCTGAAAATCTGATTTAATTGAATATTTAAACCCCTCCACTCATCTCTTAATTTACTTTCGGTTGCGGTTGTCATTTTGTCGTTTTTTAAATGTGTAATTCAATACGACAAATATAGCGACTATATTAAACTACTCCTAATTATTTGTGATTTATTTTCACTTTCGATCACATGTTATAAAACATGTTTTTGTAAGTGATTGATATAATGTAAAAACCCGCAAGACTGGGAATCCTGCGGGCCTGAATTACTAACTAACTTACTTTAAAAACGATTTTCAAATGTAATCATTAAATCAATACTAAACTACTTTGCGATAAAATAACCACCCACCAATCCAGCGCTGGCCCAAATATACCACTTCTTGTAAAAAGGCGTTTTGTTAATCACACTGATTTGATAACCTGATGTAATTTTAGCATTAGGGTCATCGGTGTAAATGGTAATCTTTGTTTGATTTCCTTTGGTTTCGGTTATTGAATTTAACTTGACTTTGTACGAATAATTTAGATCAACTTTTTTCTCTTTGATTAATCCGGCTAATGTCAAATAAGTATTTGTCCATTGAAAGTCTTTAGCCGGTATTTTTACGCCTGCTGAATCAATGTAAACAGTATCATGTAATATTGTGTTGCCATGTCCTGACGCCTCTAATTCTGCCTGTAATGTAGCGGTAATATTTCGCCATTTAATGTCTTTTTGTCTTAATTCTTTAATCGTTAATCCGGTTAATTCAAGTGACTTTTTTAAAACATTCGATTCGATTACGACGGAATTTAATTGTGAATAAACTTGTCCGGCCTTCGTTTTGTAAATCTTAGCGCTATCGTTGGCGATTAATAATTCAACTGACTGCAAATCGATTGTTTTGTCCTTGCCTTTTATTTTGAAATATTGGACAATGATAATAATTAACATTCCTGCGATTAGTGCATAAATGGCATACTTTAGATATTTATTCATGATGGTTGTGTTATTGATTTTTCTGTTTTTGTTGTTGTTTCTGTTGTTTCCGAACTGTCTTTTATTCCGGTTTTCATTTCGGCAAACTTCTGAATTGCTTTTGGTACAACCGTAGCAATTACCAAAATCATAAATATATCCCAATCAATGATTTTAAGTTGAGAAATAAGCATGTTGTAAGACTGTTCGGTTATGCAATTTTGAGTTAAAAGTTTTGTGTATTCCTGAAAATGTGATTCGTAGTAAATAAATGAAAAGAAAGTATAAGCACAAAGGAATATGAAAAACAAGGTCTCTAAAAACCTCATAAATGAATCTGTCACGCTCCCGTCTGGATGTAATTCCTGCCAAAATCCGGCTTTAATTATTTTCATTTTGTTCCGATTTCGTTTTTTCAATAACCTCGTTTGCAAAATCGCGAATTAAGCAATTACACATATGAAGGGTAATATTTGTTCCTTTCCCGATCCCTTCATTGTCGAGCCATTTCTGTACCGCTTCGTGTGTTATTTCAGTTTTCATCATCTTCAATTCTTAAACGTTCAATTAACTCCCTTATTTCTTCACTCATTAAATCGGATTATATTTATTTGCACGATCCAAATACATTTGTCGCTGAACTATCCCGTTCGTGCCCCCGTTAATTCGTTTTGTAATCCTGATAAAATCGCCAATATCAGCAATCGCGTTTAGTCCCCTGCTATTCCAAAACCAACATGCAGACATTGCTGCGTAAAATGGCAATTCTAATTCTGTGGGATGGGTAATAAAGTCAAAACCTAAATCTTTGGATAGCGATTGATAATTTGCCCGTCCGGTAATTTGAATTAGTCCACGGCCTTTAAATCTCACTCCATCGCCCGGTTGAGTATTACCTAAATCTTTGCGTCCTTCATATGCTTTGCCGCTGGCCAACTCTTCCAGGTATCTGAACTCCCCGGATTCGTGAGCTAATTGAGCGATAAATTGATTTTCCCGTTTCGGAGTGTTTATTTGGTATTTTTCGCACCCCTCAAGTAGCGCCGGCAAAAGCAAAAATATTCTTTCGTATTTTGCATTTGGCATGACATTTTGTAAATATTCGCGTGTTATCATTTAAATAAATTTAAACATTAAATTATTTATTGGTATATTTAATTTGCATGACTTAACAACAGATTCGTGACATATATTTTCAATATCTTTTGATGCCATATTGCATGAGTTGTATTCTTTCAATATTTTACCATTGGCGTCAATTAACGCGCATCTTAATCCTTTTGATTTACTTATATTATTACCCCTTAATTTTTTTGTTTCGCTATTCATATTTAAATGCGCCAACTTCATACTAATCGACATTTTATTTTTACGTTCGATTTTTTGTTCCTCGCTTTTGTTTTTAATAGTCTCCTTTAGGGTGTCATATCTTTTTGAAAATTCAGTTTTATTTTCTTTTTCATATTTGATTCTTGAATTACTCATTTTATTTTTACTTTCGTCGCTATACGTTTTGCCTGTTTGGGATTTAGACAACTTAACTCGCGTCTCTTTTGAGTGCTTATACCCACTTAGGCTTTCCCCTCCGTCGGTATAATTAACTAATTTAAATCCCCATGTTTTAAATTGAGAAATCCAGTACCTTTCCATTAATTGCCAGTTGTCATTATCTGATACGTCTATCGTTTCTATTTTAGGGATTAATCCATCATTTAATAAAGATTTAATCCAACATGACCTATAATTATTCCTTTTATCTTTCAGATGTCCGTTTAGCCTTGTTTTTAATGACTTGCATGTTTTGCCAACATATCTTATTTCGTTCGTTGTTGGATTGCTCAGCGTGTAAATATAAACAGAATCTTTCGTCATTGTAGCCCCACCCGAATAATTATCATCATTGGAAAACCTGCCTTCCCACTTTTGGATTAACGGGATTACTTGTTTAATGTCTGCCATTATATATTTGATTTAATAGTATATTCCGATTCTTTTAATTTTGTTTTAAAAAATGATTCAATGTATTCAATACATTCAGCCGTTGTTTTTCTGAATAATGTGCACGGGATCATCTTGGATAAAATAGAATGTTTTTCAATTTGTTGAAAGTCGTATTCAAATTGAGATTGATGCATTTTGCCTACCTTTTTAATGAGAATATGAGTAAATCTTAATCCCGATTCTCGAATGTAAATTGGTTCTTTATTTTCCATCGTTTTCGTTTTTAGTTTATCAAAGATAGTAGATTTATTTTAACATGGTTTATTCTACCGGTATTTCTTCGTTTGTAAATGTTGCGACTTTCATATATTCAGAAATCGCCTTAATACATTCCGGTGTTAAGTGCATCCAAGTTGTTGAGTATCCGTTACAATCTCTAAATTTTACAGACGGTAACGGATTACAAGAGTTATTGATTTTAAGTAATTGGACTGAGTAGAAATCCATTGTTTTAGTTTTTAAGTGTGCCTTTTAGCTACGGTTTTTTTTCTAGTACCCCCATAACTATCGCAGTAATGGCGATGATTATCCCGATTATCCCAGTAATAACGCCCCCTATATTTCGAATGCCTTCATCCTTTCCATTGTTTGAACTTTTGTAGTCACTTAAATTTTTAAGGTCTTGCGAAATCCGGTCCAGGTTTTTATTATATGTTTCTGCGAAGTTGTCAAATCGTTTTTCTGCTGCTGTCTCGGCTTTCTGTACCGCCTTTTCCGCCGCTGCCAACGCTGCATTTACCGCCTTTTCCTGTGCGTCCAGTGCTGATTTGACAGCTTCCTTTGCCTCTGTGGAGTTCTTGTTGATCAGTTTCTCGAGTGATTCGTACCGATCTTCAAAACGTTTGTCGCTTGATATAATCATCTGTGTGAAGAATTCCTTCAATGAAACTTGCGTCTCTAAAAATTCATTTTCATTCATTGCGCTGATTTTAGATTACAAAATTTACTCATTTAAGGTTGTTTAACATTCATAATTCTTGTTAATTCTTGCACATTCAAAGGTATGAATATTTATTCAATAAAAAAACGAATTAATTTAACTATTTTCATAAGTAAACTTTACGGGAAATTCAACCATGCAAATTCTCCAAAGTGTTCTTTGGCTTTTTCATCATATGCTTTTGCCGCTTCGATCTCGGTATCAAAAGATCCAATATATATTTTCTTCTCATTTGTTTTTATGAATGAAATATATTTTTTATTTTGGTATTTGTAGTAATTTACCCCTTTATAAACAGACGATGCATTTTTATTTGGTCTCCTATTCATTAAATTCTGCCTGTTAGTGCATGGTCTTAAGTTTGATTTTTGATTATTTAATCCGTTTCCATCAATATGGTCCACGAACATATTTTCTTCCTGGCCAATTAAACACCTATGCATATGAATTATTTTTCTATTATCGCGATGCGAGTTTATTTCCCTGTGTGCGTAAAAAATACTCCTACATCTATTCGCATACCATTTAAATTGATTTAAATTCTCAAAATCTTCATCATCAACCAATGCCACTTTTCCCTGTGTTAATTGTATTTCTTTCATGTCATTAAATTTAAATACCCGAATAAACGTGGTCAGACGCCTATCCGGGTAATGTCGCCGCCGAAGCGGAATATTTTATATTGATCTGACCATCAATAGTACAAATTTACTAAATTCTCAATCAATTCAAACGATTATTAAATGTTTGTTTTAGTTTTTTTTCAAAGCACCCGTATCGAAAATAAAGCGATGCGGATGCAAGGATGGTAGAGCAACAAAGCAAGATTAAGCCACGGACATAAAAGATAAAACCTATATGATAGATATTTTTGTCGATTAGCACGATCAGCGAAATTAATGCTAAATTGATAATGAATAACCTATGCCAGAAACAGAATTTAAAAGCCTTTGAAAAATACCACCAACAAATTGAGGTGAATAGAGAGCAGCCAAATATAGGAGTAATAAATGAATACAAATTGACATTAAATAAAATGGTGACCATCCCAATCATTACGGCAAACGTAGTCAGAACAGGCCACCATTTTACTAATTGGATTATACCCCTCATGGTAATGGCGGAGTAGGATCTGGGTTTGGCGGATTCGTTGGCCCTGGCCCTATTGGCGGTTTTTCTTCTTCGACAAATAATCTACTGTCTTTTTTCATGTTGTTAAATATTGGTGAATTGTTTTTATTTTAAAATGTGTGAATAGTTCCTAAAGGCGAACCTAAATCATTTCGTTTTTTTGAAAGTCTGGGTATAAAATCTTGATTTCTTCAATTGTTTTGCGAGGATCAGAATCAGGAACCCATCCATCAATTTCATGCAAATCTTTATCAATTAAAACATTTTCAGGAATAAGAAATTTTCCGTCACCAAGAGGTATTGGATCAATAGCGGAATATTGCCCGTGTTCCCCTTTTATTTTGCTTGCTGTTGTACCACTTATAATTATGTGTTTCATGCTATTACCCCTTTCCCGTTAGAATTCATATATGACTCGATGGAATTTGATATAATCAGTGCCTGTGAATCCGTGGCAATATTCTTCCCAATAAAACCAATAGATATTTGGTGGGTCGAAAACCCTACTGCGCTATTTGCTTGATTTAATGCACCTAAAAATATATTATATTCGGACAACGATGTTGATACAGAATGATCTATTCCGTTATATATCCCATTCTTATATAATACAGTATCTGAGGCACTATTTCTTGATATGCAAACCAAACCCTTAGAGTTTGGTAGGATATTACCATAAGCTCCTGCGCCTCCATTATTAACACCTTGTGCGATCTTCGCCCCAGCTATAAATATCTGAATCATATTCACTTTTGATGAAGCCGCTGTTCTTGCACCAAATTCTACCGAGTTTGAATTCCCGGCCAAATTTGATCTTGAATAAACTCCGATAGAAGTACTATTTAGAGTACTCTTAACGGAATGCAGGTTTTGATTGTAATTCGAATTTAAATAACTTGATGTTCCATTGCCTGCAAATCCCTCTAATGCAACAAATGAAGGACTATTAATTGCTGTCGCGTCATTGGCGCGTTTTACCAAATTTCTTAATCCTAATTCCGCTGTTTCATTTGCCAAGACATAGAACACATCAAAAAAGTCAGACAGATTAGTTATCGCTAATCCTGTTTTTAGATCTTTAACTAACTTATCTATCTTTTTTTTCTGCGCAGTGGATATTGGGGTCACCAATCCTGAAATATACGTTTTTGTTTCAGGCGTAAGGTTCACATTTGCTCCTTGCTGAACCATAGTTCGAACACCTGGTAGCCCGTTAATTCCTGGCATGATTTAAGGTTCTATCCACAACATGATAGAATCAGTTGCAGAGTTAAGGGTTATCGAAGTGATTGTGTCGCTCATATTGTTTTTATTTCAAAGTTAATAAATATTTCAATATTTTACAGATTCAATAAAATATTTTCATAAATGCATTGCCCGGGTGTTTCTAATAAACTCCATTCTGTATTATCTTCGACTAAAGGGATTGGAGTACCGTCTGCAAATTTCGTACATTTCCAATTCTTTGCAGTGATTACAATGTCGCCTATTTTGATTAATGGGTAAACATTTCCGTCTACGTCGGTTACGGTGTCGCCTGCCGTCCATGTAGAATCATCTTTGATTAGGCGAATAGAATTGCCGCAATTGACTGGCATGACACTAATCGCAGCCAAAGAATCAAAAGAAAACATATTTAATACACCCCCATAATTATCAGCCCCCGTCATAGACCATATATATAATCTGTCTTTTATAGTATCATTCCCGGAATCCGAATCAATAAACGAACCGGCAGAATCTCTGCTGCCTGATCCTATCGCCTTAAATCCATAAGAATCCACCGCTCCAGTATTCGGGTCAATCCAGTGGTTAAGGCCGACTTCTTTTAGGTATCCGCCTGCATTAGGCCAATATTGAACAAACGAATCATATATATCAATATTATCCAGCAACGTTGTCCATTCAGCGTCGCTCGGCACATGAAATCCCACCGGAGCAATACTTGCCGTTTCAAATGCGTTTGCCTCGTCATTGTTGTAGGCACACATAGCACCTGTCGTTAATGCCGCCCATGCAGTGTTGTCGGTTACCTTTGCAATTAAATCACCATTGCGGTATTTGGTTTCTGCAAGGTTCTCAGATAACCATTCCTGAGTGCCGATGCAAATCGTTTTATAAATCCTTCCGTCATTTCCGGTATATGTTCCTGTTTGTCCATTAGTTAGAGTTATAGAGTCCTTAACGAGGCGGACAGAACGACCAGATCCTAAATCGCTTAGAGAATTTTTGGCGCAATTAAAGAAAAAATTTGCAACGGCATATGTGAAATCTAATGTTATAAATTCGGTTGATTGTCTTATGTTGACATACTCCCCTGATGCTGATCTAAGGCCTGTACCGTATGCGTTAAATTTGCTCGTATTGGTTCCTGAAAAATATGGAGTATCCCAATGCAGCGAACCAGATTCCATCATTTTTATTCCAGCGCCAGAACTACCACCTAAATAAATACTAAGGGTATCAAACTCTTGATATGTAGATAAATGAAATCCAATATTTGCAATATTTCGACTATCAGTTGCTGCCAACCAATTATACAAGTACCCGTATTTTATACCAGTTATTTGTGGTTGCGTACAGAACCAATTATAAAGCCTGCCATAACCGCCAAGTTGGACAACATAAAGCAACTTTCTTATACCCCCGCTAAAACTTGTCAATATATTTCCCGATACTCCTCTTAGTATTTTCATTCCAATATAGTTATGGTACTATAATCCAATCAAAAGTAACTGCACCTGTTATGGCCGTTAAGTATGTTACTGTAAATTGAGTTGTCGATTTACTTGTCACATAAAAAACAGCAGCAGCCAACATGTCTGTTGGAGTTACGCAAACTTTATATGTAGTATTTGCCATTGTTTGTCCGATTGTTACGACAAATGTAGTAACTGCTGTAACTGTTTGAGAAAATGAACCTGCAATTGGCATCAAACTTATCACGGATTGTAAATTATTATATACCACTTTTGCTGAAGGGTATTGAGCATCAGTCGAACCTGAATTTAAAGATGTAATCTTATTTGTCGATAACTCGTAACTTCCTACTGGCTGATATATTCCTGAATGATTGTGATCTCCATAAGCAGCCAGAGAATGAGTCGTTCCAAACCCAGGGAAAACCGATAATGGTATAAATTCAAGCCCTGTTTCGTCCGCCTTAACACTAACCAATAATCCTCCACTTCCAGTATACAACTGAGGCACATCCGATAAATCAGTAAATTCTGCCTCTTTTGTCTCAGTGAATTCTAAACCATTTTCTGATACATTCACAGTAGGGATGCTCAATGCATCCCCTGCGTACGTCGATGGGCAATCTGTTAAATCAGTAAACGCGGCAGTTGTCCCGGTTCCTTTTGGTGTGAGAGTTGTTAAGTCGGCCTCAAAGTAGTACCAATGACCCGATATATTTACTTCTAAATAATGAGCGCGTGAAATTAGTGGAATACTTGCCAGAACCTCATCGGTCGAGTCATACGGAACACCATTATTATATTTCCTTTCGTCTAAATCGGGCGTTTCGGATTTTGGGTAAAAACCTATTGAAACTTCTGTTCCTATTGTCATAGCATAAAGATATAATTTACTGTGTAATCGGTTACTGATGTTTGCCGTGCAAATGTGTAAATAGTGTAATTTTCGATTATTCCGGAATTGGTAAAATTGGCGGCAGTCTTTATGAATCCGCTTATTATTTCAAACCCGCTTTGGTCTTTTACACTTGTAATATCGCCCCAAGTTGTCGGATATGCGATACAATATCGTTTCGTGTCAATATTGTAAATAAATGACTGATTTGATTTTTCAGACGGCCTATTTTCAAGTGTTTTAATAATCGCCTCCGACGGGCTTAGATTACTCACAAAACCAATATAAACAGATTTGCGCGTTTCTGTTGGAATTGGAATAACTACGTCAGGCAAAGATTCTCCGCCGGTAGGATTTCCACCCCCCACTATTGCACCGCTTGTTCCTGATAGTACCGTTGTTGATTCGGGGCTGTTTGGTAAAAATCGCGTTGCATAAATAATATCGGCATTTTGTGAAATTTGATTTACTGCCTGATCTGCGGTTAATGTTTCATCCCAGACAAATAATTGACCGCTGGCAGGATTTACATTGACGTTATCAATATTATTATCTTCGATCAATTTATTTAGTAAATCCAATGTTCCGTATGTGTTTAGGCAAATATCAAAAATATTTTGATTGTCAACCGATTTATATTGTAACATTTGTCTGTATTTTTAATGATCCGTTTGTGTCATAGGTGACTATTGGCCTTGCGTCGTACCCATCCGATTGAAGGTTTAACTTCATTGACCTGGCCAATTCCTGCTGTATTCCTTTTGCTTTTAAATAGGTTTTAATTCCTACGCCTTCGGTGAAGTTTTCTTTCCACCATCCCGGCGCTGAATTGATCGTATCAACAATATGCTGATCGTCTGATTCGGCCATAAATACATCGTGATTTGAAATTACAATGTCGTTGTTTTCTAATAAAATATCGGTTCTAATTCCCATGTTTTACTTTTTTATTTTCAAGATCGTTAATTTTTGTTTTAGTCAAGGATTGTCCAGACCATGCGGAGGTGATTGTTTTTAAAGCTAATCCTCCGTCTGATGGGACAATTACCCATGAATTAAAAGCATTTTTAAGGTTATTTAAATCCTTTTCCAGAGCGTTTAATTTATCAACCGTTTCTTTAATCTTCAATAGCCCACCAAACGAACCGTCATTGAATTTAATTGTCGTTACAGCGTCAATGGTTATATTTTCAAGCTCTGAATACTGACAAACAAACGGCTCAACTAATCGCGAAAATATCACTTTAACAGTAGACCCGATAACCGGCTCAAATAATATC